GCTGCTGACTCCCACTGACGTTAATCAGTTCGAAGCAGGTGACATGAAAGGTGACATGGGCCGCAAACCCAAGGCACTGACAAGTCTTGTTCGTAACTCTGTCAACATGTTTGGTAGTTACAATGTGGGCCTGGTTTGTACCAATCACACTTACGCCAGCCAAGACATGTTTGATCCCGATGACAAGATCTCCGGTGGTCAAGGGTTTATCTACGCAAGCAGTATTGTGGTTGCCATGAAGAAAATGAAACTCAAAGAAGATGAAGATGGCAACAAAATTACCGATGTCATGGGCATCCGTGCAGGTTGCAAAGTGATGAAAACACGCTATGCCAAACCTTTTGAAGGCATGCAGGTCAAAATTCCTTACTCAAGTGGCATGAGCCCACATTCAGGTCTAACTGACTTGATTGAGAAAAAAGGCCTGCTCAAGAAAGAAGGCAACAGCCTGGTGTTTACCACCAGCGATGGCGAAATCATCAAGAAGTTCCGCAAAGGATGGGAACGCAACGACGACGGTTGCTTGGATGTGGTTATGAAAGATTTTGGCAATCAAAAGGGTGAGGTAACTACTACAGATGAGGAGACAGCAGAATGAGTACAGATGTAGCAGCAGAAATTTGGGGCGAACTTCGTCGTTATGTAAACGTGGTGGACCGTGACGAAGCAGCTGAAACTGTGGTTGCTGTCCTGATCGACAACGACTATGACGCAGATCAAATTCGTAACGTTTTCAAAGGCGATGCTGAAATTAAACGTGCATTGGCCGCGTATGTCAACCGTGACGTAGAAGAAGTCCCCGAAGACGACTACGAAGAAGAGTCAGACATTGACGAAGATGAACGCTGGGAAAACTAATGTGGTACAATCGTGTTGTTGCTGACCTGGGAAAGATTCCTGATTTCATTGCTCACTACGAGCAAGAGCTGGACCTTGCCCGCCGCGACTGCAAGATTGGTGGTATAGTTGAGCACAGAATCAAAGAACTACCAGGCATCACTGAGCAACGGTTCAACCAGCTGCAAGAAATTGAAGCGGTGTTGAACTATCTCAACATTCAACTGCGCAAGATTCGTCGCCGCCATTTTCAAAAGTATCTAGAAGGATATGCTCGTGCGCTGACTTCTAGAGATGCTGAAAAATATGTGGATGGCGAAGATGAAGTGGTTGACTTTGAAACCATTATCAACGAAGTTGCCTTGTTACGCAACAAGTGGTTGGGTATCATGAAAGGCTTGGACAGCAAGCAATGGATGGCCGGGCACATTGTGAGACTACGTGCTGCTGGCATGGAAGATATTTCAGTCTAGTGCTTGGCCACTGTAAATACCAGTATGAAAATTGTATTAGTAACTGGGGGTTTTGATCCTGTGCATTCAGGGCATATTGCTTATTTTACCGCTGCTAGAGAGCTAGGTGACAAACTGTATGTTGGACTCAACAGCGATGCTTGGTTGCAGCGCAAAAAAGGGTCAGCATTTATGCCTTGGTCTGAACGTGCTGCTGTTGTAGCAGCCATGCATGTGGTTGATCGAGTAATTGAATTTGATGACACTGACGGATCAAGTTGTGCTGCAATTGAAGCAGTAAAACAACTGCATCCTGATCATGAAATCATCTTTGCCAACGGAGGCGATCGTACAGCGGTCAACATTCCTGAAATGGCAGTGCAAGATGTGATCTTTAAATTTGGTGTAGGCGGCGAAGATAAAAAGAATTCCAGCAGTTGGATCTTGCAGGAATGGAAGGCACCCCAAACCAGTCGTGCTTGGGGATATTATCGTGTGCTGCACGAAGTGGGAGCCAACACCAAACTCAAAGAGCTCACGGTCATGCCCCGGACTTGTTTGAGCATGCAACGACACTATAAACGACAAGAATTTTGGTTTGTGGCCCAAGGCACCGCCACAGTGTACACACTGGACGAACCCAGCACAGATCAAGATGTCAAGTGTTATCTAGATGTGCATGAACACACTTTTATTGAATGCTGTGAATGGCATCAGTTGTGCAACGAAACTGATCAACCACTAAAGCTGATTGAGATTCAGTACGGCGAAGATTGTGCGGAAGAGGATATTGAACGAAAATGAAAAATATCATACCTGTATTTGTGGGCTACGACCCTAGAGAAGCGGTTGCATATCACACTTGTGTAAACAGTATCATACGCAACAGTTCACAACCTGTGGCCATTGTGCCTGTGGCCTTGAATCTGTTCCGAGACTACGCAGAAACACACACAGACGGATCAAACCATTTTATCTACACACGCTTTCTTGTGCCATATCTGATGGAGTACACTGGGCATGCTATTTTTATTGACGGTGACATGATTGTGCGTGGAGACATTGCAGAACTCTGGAACTTGCGAGATGTGTACAAAGATGTACAAGTGGTCAAACATGACTACAAAACATGTATGCCTGTGAAATACCTAGGAGCAAAAAATGAAGACTATCCTCGAAAAAATTGGAGTAGTGTTATTCTGTGGAATTGTAATAGCTTTCCTAACAGGCGACTTACTCCCGAGTTCGTCCAACGAAGCACCGGTAGTGAGCTCCACCGCTTCTCGTGGATAGAAAATGAACGCATTGGCGAATTACCGCCAGAATGGAACTGGTTACCAGATGAATACGGGCCAAATACCAACGCCAAGTTACTGCATTACACACTTGGTACGCCATGCTTTCAGGAGTTTGCCGACACGCCACAAGGCAACGAGTGGCACCGGGAACGCATACTCACCGAATATTGTCAACAACGTAATATAGAATGACCGAGCATGAATTACCAGACGATGACTGGGTAGACCCGACTCAGTCCCTGCCACTGAGCATATTTGATCAGGCACCACCGGACGTGAAAGCACTGTTTGAAAACATGCTGAAATACCGTGTGGATCCTGCAGGATCAGTGTATGGGATTACCTTGCCGGTTCTGACACAACAGCTGGCTGAATTGCCTGTGAGCAATATAGTAAGTACAGACAGTGAATACAGATACGAAAGAAAGGGTCACATGTACGATCCCATACTACAAAGTTTTGTGCAAGGTGCTGGTGGCCAAATCAGCAATTGGACCAAAGAAGAATTCAACACAACACCGGTTGTGTTACGCGGTATTACCAAACGTAAACAAATGCAGTCCTGCAAAGATGCTGGTAGAGACTTTTATTATATTGACACAGGATATTTTGGCAATGGCAAGAAGAAAACATTTCATCGCATAACCAAAAACGATGTACAATGGTTTGGTGACATTGTGGAAAGACCCGGAGACCGACTGGAAAAAACTGGTGTTAAAATTGCAAAAATGCGAAGAGGAAGAAATATCTTGATTGCTCCTCCCAGTCAAAAGCTATTGAACAATTATGATATTGTTCTTGAAGAGTGGTTGGAAAAAGTACTGGCAGAAATACAGGCGCACACTGACCGACCTGTTGTGATTCGTACCAAACAAAGCCGAAGTACCAGGGTCAATGACGACACCATGGAAATGGCCCTGAGTCAGGATGTGCATTGTTTGGTCACATTCAGCAGTATTGCAGCTGGAGAAGCCCTGCTGCTGGGCAAACCAGCAATTACACTGGGTCCAAATGCTGCTGGTCCGTTATGCAGTCACAGCATTAGTGAAATTGAAAATCCACATATCCCCACTCTAGATGAAGTTGGTGCCTGGGCACGTCATTTGGCCTATTGTCAGTTTACTGAAATAGAAATGCGTGATGGCACAGCATGGCGTATCTTGAACCATGGTTGATGTGGTTGTTTATGCATCCAGTGTGGCCAATGCACACAAACACGAGCGCAAGGTAGCATGTCTTGAAAATTTTGCTCAAGGGGTACAAGCTATTGGGCACAGCGCAATTGTGGATTGGGACTACAAGTATCAGCCCGCAAAGCTGGCAGTGATACTGGGCTGGGCCACAACAAACACAGGTGGTAAAAATATCACGCTAAGAAAACAAGTCATTGCTGAACAACAAAGACGTGGGTTCCGTACCATGTGCATTGATGCCAGTTGCTTCAAGTATCTAGACAATACCGGCACATATCTTCGATACAGCCTGGGAGGTCCGTTTTATGATCGTGCTGAGTATGCAAACCGTAATAGTAATTCCGTCAAGTGGCAAGAGATACAGCAGCAGCTGGGTATCACAATGAAGCCATCTCGAACACATGATGGGCATGTTCTAATAGGCATGCAACGTGACGGCGGATTTAGTATGAAGACCCTGGATCCTGTAACATGGTTGGTCAACAAGATTCATGAACTACGAAAGTACACCACAAGAGAGATTGTGATACGGCCACATCCTGGCAAGTTTGACATGGCAGATTTTGCCAAGTTTCAAAGCAAAGAATACGTTAGACAGCATGTGCGTGTAATAAATCCACTCGAAACAACACTGCTGGAGAATTTGCAATCGGCTCATGCAGCAGTATTTTTCAACAGCAGTGCCAGTGTTGCTGCTGTGCTAGAAGGTGTGCCAGTCTGGGTAGATGATGCCAGTGCAGTTACCCAGACAGTGGCACATCATGATATGAGCACTATTGAATCACCACAACAATTTAGCACAGATCAGTGGATACATGATCTAGCCACAGCACACTGGAGTGACCAGGATGGCAAAACTGGTCTTATCTATCAAAAGTTCTTGCCCTATTTAAATTAAACAAACAAACAACAAAAGCATCCAGGCGAGTCGTATATTGTAGACATATTGAGACGAAAGTGATTGCGATATCCCAGGCGGTTAAATATTTCTATCCAATCTTGATCAGTTTTACAGTTGATATGAGTGGGATCACGTCGTGATATTTCTAGATGAAACTGGTCAGGTTGTTCCTCAACCGCACATGGTATTCTAACCAATATCTTGTCAAGGTTAAGTTGGTCAAACAATTCAATTATTTGTTGATCGGTCATGTGTTCAAGCACGTCTAAGAAAATGCCCAGGTCAAATGTTCCCCGGGCGTGATCTAGTATGTTGCATCCGGCAAGGCGGGCCTGTATCACAGCCCAGTCTGATATGTCATAGCCCGATACATTTTTGAATCCAATTTTTTCAAATCCCTTGATCAAGAATCCCAGGCTGCATCCATAGTCTAAAATTTTTGATTCAGAATCAACCAGACTGAATTTATGAAATACTTGTTGTATTTCTTCAGCAGTTTTTACATATCTTTCACGTTTGGAAAAATAATCCACATAATTGTTGGTCCGATAGTACTGCTCGTCAAACACCTGCGTCATGGAAAATTCCGATCAGGCATTTGTTGTGCAACCGTATGTAAAATTTTATTATTGAATTTGTAGTAGCAGTACTTGCAACTGTTGGTCCAGTTCTGCCCACAATTATTTTTTACCTCGTATGGATAACCTCGAGTGGCGTAGTTTTCACTGAGTTTTTGCCACGTGGGAATAATGTTATCTACATCACACAATGAGTAGTCTAAATCATAATTTTGTTTGTTCAACACATGACTGGTACAGGTGTACACTTGATATTTTCCAGTGCCGTGTGGATCTGGTGCCACGTATGGTCTAATCATGCCCACATAACAACCATCCTCAAACGGTGAATCGTCCTCACCAATGTCCTTGATAAAAATTTTATTTAAAGTATCAATTTCATCAATCACCTGTTTGAATTGAGTTCTAACTTGCGCATTGTTGCCTTTGATCAAACAGTTGCCTGCAATCCTGACAAATTTAAGATCAGGATGTAATTCTAGCACTCGAGCAATGCGTCGGATTGTCTCAACGTCAGTGGGTTTGTAGGGCTTGCCAAGTCTGTTGCCAGTTCCGGTATCGCCTTCGTATATGATGTATGACAGTCCCATTTTCTCAGCAGGAAATCCGCAGAAGTCAAAATCCTCAGGATCGTATCCTTCATCCAGTTTGATCAAACTGACTCGTATCCAGTTGATCTTGTCAAAATTTTCTGGTTTTAGTCTTGACAGTTTTAATGTATTTGTTATGATACCAATGTCGTAGCCCAGTTCATGTGCATACTCAACAATGCTGTTGATATCATCTTTGGTATCCTTGTCACGGTAGATAAGTGGTTCACCACCACCAGTGATTTCCACACTCTTGGCACCTAGAGTTCGAAAATCACGCAATACTTGTTTGATCTTTTCAAATGGCATGTAAGACTTCAGCGGACGTTCTGCCACACTACAAAACGGGCACCCACTGGAACAAACTTCACATGGCGATAGTTGAATTGTGATGGGTTTGAATTTCTTATCGTGTTGAATGCTGTGTAGCACGTCGGTGTGTTGCAACAGTTTGTCGCCCCAGGTGCTAAATTTTTGTGTCAGCACAATGTGTTTATTCTTGTCTTGCATGTTCTATTCCTTTTCCTGTGTGTGGGTTGGGTGACTGTTTTGAAGTTGACATTTCCCCGATAATCTTTCGGCTTTTCATAACAGGATGTAATCTTGCCACAGATGGTATGCATACTTTCACATCCAGTACAATTGTGCCCATTTGATTGTCGGTGGCACGAAATCCGTGTTCGTACACATAATCAATTAGTTTTTTTGCCCCTTGTGGTTTAATGATATAAGCATACACCCCGGTACTGTAAACTCCTGCATGTTTTTTACTCTTTAAGGCGTCACTATATCCAGTTAATTCTGGAATATCAATAATTGAATGAACAGTCACTGGTGCCGTCAATTCTTTTTCTATTACAGCATCATAGCCGCCATTGGTTTTCATATAAGGACTAACACAGTCCAGTTTGCACACGTCATCAAATTGATCAAAAATATTTTCAGGGATTTCTCGCATGAGCCAACCGTCATGTTCCAACACAAGGTATGGTTCGTTATCTTTGACACAGGCCATCCACAAGTAAAAATGGCTTAGAAAGTTGCCATAGTGCCCCAGGGTCATTTTGCTTAGTTTTTGTTTGCCTAGTTTGATTTTGAGTTTTTTTAAATGTTGTTCGTAGTCTCGCCCCCAGATGGCTTCAAATATTTCTACATTGATTCCAACCTTGGCTGCTTGCTCTCTACACTCAGCCGACAACTGTTCGGACATTTCGTGTCCTAACATAGTAATAATAAATGATTTCATCTGTAAATTGCCTCTACGTATTGGTATTTGTCAGTCCAGGAGTTGGGAATGTCGTTCCAGGTAGTATTTAACTGATCGTCTAGCCACCCAGGATAGTGCGAGCGATCTTTCCACCACCAAAACAGATCACTGCCACTCCAGTTCTTGAAATACCTGCGAAAGAACTCACGTGTTCTTGGCTCACGAAAATGTGCAGGATCGTACATGGCTTTTTTGCCCTTGGCAGGACGTTGAAAATTCAAGCCGACAAAACAAAACTTATCAGCATATGATTCCAGTTGTTTTGCAACCCAATTCAGATCATCGTCTGGAATACTGTTTAGAACCTGTGTGCAAATAACACCGTCAAACTTTGTGCCTGCAGGAGGCGGCGTTTCCGATCCTGCCACACAAGGATCATAGCGATACACACTAACACCCAGATAGGCATCAAACGTTTGCCAGTTGTGTTCTCCGGCATAGGGAAGAGGATCAGTGTATTGTTGACCTTTGCCGCAGCCATAATCCAGTATGGTTTGAGCACCATAGTGATCCACTAGATCCTTGATACAATTTTGATATTTGACCACATCATAGCCTGCCCAACTTTTATTGCTCTCCTGGAACTCACGACCTAGACGAACTGATTCTGCATAGTACGCACTTGTCATAGCAACTTTATCTCTACTGTCGCTCTTTTTTTACCACCGGCGTTTGAAACCACATTCACAATCTCAAAACCGTCTACGCCAATGAAATTGGTTGATGTGCCTTTGCATCTGATGTCCAGGATGATTCTGGTATTTTCATGCGAATGCCGTTTCATAAGATCTATGTAGGTTTTTACAGGATAGTGATGTCCGCAACTGAGCCATGATGTGATAACATCAAATTTTACGTCACTGGGTATGTTGATATTGTTGGCATCAACAAGGTGATAATTTGTTGTACCTAGTTCTTGCAGTTTGGCATCCAAGAAATCAAATGTGTGATAAAACTTTAGTTCACCAGGGTCTGTGTTCCAGTTGCCGTAACTGGCAGACTCAGGTTTGCTAGCATTGGTGCTGGCATCGCCGTCCAGCAACCAAAGTTCTGTGCCATACTTTTGACCAAACCATCTTGCATCCCAGGCAAAGCCGCAGCCAATGTCCAACAGTCGCCCTATAGGTTGATTCAAGTAAGCATCCACAGTTTCAAAGTTTACTCTGCGTTTGGCAATGTATTTGTCAGTGGTCCACTTGCGTGACCATTGCGCCGAATCATGCGCTCCTTTGTCTGGATCTTCTATTGCCATCCCATGATCCAATCGTCACGCACTTGATCTAGTTTGACCATGCCCCAGTTTTTCAACAAGTCAACAGCCGCAAACTGGCCGTATTGTTTGCTGTAGGCATCATGTGGTTTTTGTTCTATTACCACAACAGGTCTGCAACGTCGAATGGTTTGTTCTGCACCTTGCAGTATGCGATACTCATAGCCTTCGCAGTCAATTTTGATGTAGTTTATATCATGCAAGTTTAGATTGTCAAGCCGAACCACTTGCACATTGCCTACGCCCATGGTGTTGGGGTCAAGATGACTGTGCCCCGAATTGTCTTCGGTAATGATCATGGTTCCCATTGTGTCCTGATCGCCCAGCG